TTATACAGGCAATCCCTTAATTTTTACCTGTTCTTATTGCCATAAACCTATCAGACCCGAACACCCCGCCCTCTACAAAGCCATAAAGTATCTCATGGAACACCCAAAGGAAGTGCAGGAGTTTATAAGAAGGCAGGAGAAGGAATTGGAGGAGAAAGAATGAAGGCTGTTTTAATATTATTTGTTATTTTTGCGGTGATAGAATTATCAGTTCGTTGGATAGTCTACGCACCAGAAGAGGAGGAGTTTTATGATGGGATGTAATGATTGCACGATACCATATATCCTTCTTACATTTTTGAGGACTATGGGAACTATGATTTTTTTGGTTTTTGTTATATGGCTGGTGAATTCGATGTTCAAAGACAAGGAGGGGGAATGAAAAAAATAATTATACCAGTATTACTGCTTTTAGCCTTAACTACTTCTGTTTTCGCGGATGAGGTTACCATAGATATTGATAAGAGGCTTCAGGAAGCGCAAGCAAATTATCAGAAAGTAATAAATCAAATTGCCAAGCTAATAACCCTAAGAGACAACCTTGCGGGTCAAATAGTCTTATTGCAAGAGTTGAAAGAGGACAATTCCGTTCATCTTGAGCCTGAATCCGAACCAGTTGAGGAGGCCGAATAATGCTTCAAGCAATGAGGGATATGGTAATAGTCAAGCCTGTATATGAGGAGCATAGGGGCAACATTGTAATCCCAAAAAGCGCAAAGCAGTTCAAGCAGTATCATGGCAGCGTAATAGGGATTGTTGTATCTGTTGGTCCTAAATATCTCTATGAACTAAAAGCAGGGGATAGGGTGATATGGCGCAGGCATGAGGGCAAGAAAGTTTATGAAAACAGGGAATTGTATTTTGCGCTCAAAGAAAAATGGGTTGAGGCTAAATTGGAGGATTAATGAAAGGCGAGGCAATAAGTTCTAAACGATGGAGAACGAAAGATGAATTGATGTTTATTAAGAAATTGCCACTTGATAAGTTAGAATCATATTTTCAGGTATTGCATTTAAGAAAGGACTGGGGCAAAATTGACTGTATAAGAGTCTTAATGGCCATAGATTATTTACAAAGCAGGTTATGATAAATCTTATTGATTGCAAGACAGCGGGGGAGGCGTTGGATAAGATTGCTAAAGAAAGCGGATATGCTGATTACCCAGCACAGATATATGTTCACAACAGCGAAACAACAGCCATAGATTTCAAAATTGGTGATTTTATACTGAAATGGCGGAAGCCGAAAAAAGAAAGTATTGACAAATAGTAAAATATAATATATACTTTGATTGACAATTAGGAATAAGTCCCGATAACAAATCATAGGGATAGATTAGTGAGTATTCTCACAGGTCTATCCCTTTTTTTATTTATATATGCTAAGGGTAAAAATATGAAACGAGAAAAGAAAAACAAGGGTGGAAGGCCATCAAAACTAAATACGATTTCGCTTAAAGATGTTGAAGTATTAGCGGGTTATGGATTAACAGATAAGCAGATTGCTGATGTTCTTAATATTTGTAAAGCTACTCTAAATAATTATAAACAAAACCCAAAGTTTTTAGACTCCTTAAAAAGAGGCAAGGCAAAAGCTGATAATTATGTCATCGGTAGTTTATTTCATAGAGCAATTGGGTATTCTCATCCTGAAGTTCAATTATTTTGTTATCGAGGTAAAGTTATTCAGACAAAAATTATGAAACATTATCCCCCCGATACAATAGCCGCAATATTCTGGCTTAAAAATAGAAAACCTGACCAATGGCGCGACAAACAAGAAGTTGAACATGATTTTAAAGCTGGTTTATTAGATAAATTCAAGGAAATCAATAATGATGACCTTAGAAAAAGAGCAAGAGAACTCGCACTTAGAATTACTGGAGATAGAAGCGGAGTTAGAGTATCGGAAACGAATTAACCCGCTTTCGTTTTTTGTGCATTTGCCCTTACAAAAAGAATTTGAAATTGCCCTCAATATTATAAAGGGCATTTTTGGCGGAAATAGAAGCGGTAAAACAGAGGAGGGCGCTAAATATATTATAGATAAATGCCTTGCTAAGCCTAAGCAGAGATGGTGGGCTTGTGCGGAGAGTTTTCCAGACAGTGTAAATATACAACAACGCAAGGTTTGGCAACTGATACCGAAAAACAGAATACAATATGGTCATTGGAACGAAATAAACGGTTTTCCAAATAGAAAAGTGCTCTTTGACAATGGTTCAATAATAATATTTAAGTCATACGACCAAGGTGTTGAAAGCTTTGCCTCTGAGGATTTAGACGGAATATGGAATGATGAGGAAGTGCCTTACGATATTTTTAAGGAACAAAAGATGAGGCTCTTAGATAGGAACGGCGAGATGATATTCACGATGACAAGCACCAAGGGCATAACTGATTTTATTCAAGAGGTTTTTGAAGACCACGATGTAATCAAGAGTCAATATGCCCCCCTTGTGAATGAGACCCTTCCTCGTATCGTAGAAAAAGACGGTATAAGGTTCTTTTTACTTTGGACAACAGAAAACCAACACATAGACCAACATAGAGTATTGCATGAATCAAGGTTTATGACAAAGGATGAGAAAAAGTCTCGACTCTATGGTTTGCCGATAAACCTTGCTGGCAAAATATATATGATATTCAATAAAAATATTCATGTAATACCTTTCGAGCAAGCGCCAAGAAAGAATATCTGTTTATATCATATCCTTGACCCACACGACAGGAAGCCTTGGGCTATGAAATGGATAGTGCTTCATAAAACAGGCACGGCTTATTGTGTTGACGAATATCCAAACCGTAATTTCAACGAAATGCTATATGATGACAAGACCTATGATGAATATAAGACTATTATCAAAGACAAAGAAGAAACCTTGAGGCAGATATTTAATGTCAGCGTATTCAAGAGGATAATAGACCCGAACTTCGGCAATGCTACAAGAAAACTCGCAGAGAGGCAGGGCGGCCAGTCTCATACAACGGTAAAAAAAGAGCTTGAGAGAAGGGGTTTAAGGTTCGGGGATGGGATAGATGCGATTGAGGATGGACACCTAAAGGTCAGGGAAATGCTTAACTATTATGAGAAAGAAGGCGAGATAGTTATGCAACCCAAGTATTTTATAACCGAAAACTGTGAGAATTCTATTAGGCATTTATCAAGATATTCAAGAAAAGATATAATGACGGCAGATGGGGATGTGAGGGATAGCACCAAACCCAAAGAAAAATACAAAGATTTCTGCGATATGGATAGATACTTCTGGATGAGTAATCCAAAATATATTGAAGCAGGGGAAGACGGGAAATACAGCAGAGAGCCTCCTCATGCTCCGAAAGCATATTAAAAGTGATAAATCATCGAATAGAGTTAAGTGAGCATTTTTATACTCATTTTAACTCTTGGGTTGTTTTTAAGAAGGACAAGTCGTTCTTGTTAGGGGAAGACGGGAAATACAGATGGTTTATTAGTTATCATGTGCTTTGTTTTACATATTGTATTGAGGCGGAAATAATAACCCAAAATTATGGAGATATTAAGGAGGGCTAATGGGCGATAATGGAAAACTAAATCAAGAAAAACCTCAAGAAAAAACAGAAGAACAACTCAAGCAGGAAAGGCTTGAGAGATACCAGAAAGACCCGAATACTTTTATAGAATTATCCGAGTTAATAATGGCTTGTGTCCGCAATCCAAAGTCTCATCTTGGAATGTCAGTCTTTGTAGGCCACTGCAAGCGTTCGGAGCTTGATATAGCACAGGTAGAGCTCAACCATATATCCAATAAACAAAGAATACAGATGGATATAGCTTCAGAGATGAAGCACCAGATAGCAAACGGCATGATAAAAACACCCAACCAGCACGGGATGATGAACTTTGCCCGGAAGATAACAGGGAGGAAATAATGAGAAGAAGAGGTGGTCGAGGCAGAGGAAGAAATAAAGGCGGTTGTAAATTCGGAGGCCCCGGACACGGCAGAGGCGGTGGCAGAGGCAGAGGGCGTGGAAGGTTAGGATAATGCCTTGCGTCAAAGTCAAGAATGGCTGGAAGATAAAAAGAAGCAAGGGCGGACTTTATCCGAAAGTATATAAAACAAAAGAAGCCTGCGAGATAAGGGTTGCGCAGATGGAAGCTTATAAACATGAGTAAATTTACCAAAAACCTGAAAAAGCTCGATAAAGCTATCAAGGAAGCCAAAGATAAAATAAGAAAGACAGGGCTTGACCCAGACCCAAGAAAGGCAGAGCTTGAGGAAGAGCTAAGAAATATATCCGATAAGATAAAAGAGGAAGGCATAAATGGTTAAGGACAGAAAAGATAAGCTAAAGAAAGAGAAACCAGATAAGAAAGAAACCGAGATGGTAAAAGAGATAGAGCTCTCGGTTGAGTCAGACGCTTTTAACGACACAGAGCGAGAGGATATTATAAAGATAGTCGAGGAAGATGTCAAATACGGCCAGCGTATTCAGGGGGATTATGTCAAACAGAAAGAACTTGACCTGAAGCACTACCACATGACAAAGCCCTCAGAGATAGAAAACCTTGATAAGAGGCCATGGCAATCAGATAGAAACTTAGGCCTTGCACGAGCTATAGCTGATAGCTTTCAATCTGTTTATATGGCAACTTGCTGGACTCCAGATACAATAAACTTTATAGCCACAACCTCTTTAGATATAGACATGAGGAACGAACAGGCAACCTTTACCAAGTGGGGCATGGGAAAGCATGAGTCAAATACCGAGCCAGAGGTTGACGACTTTATCCACAACCAAATAGTTGTAGGCTCAGGCTTCTATAAAATATACCGTAAGGTCTGGGATGAGTGGGTTGATAAAAGAATACCCAAGAAGGATAAAGAAGGCAAAACCATAAGATACGAGATAAAGACCGAGAAGGTTACGATGAGCAAAGGGGTAATCGAAAACATACCCGACATAGACGACATACTAATGCCTGAATACGGCAAGAACATACAAGAGCTTTCCTTCTTTGCCCAAATGCTGCACCTTGACGGTGACGCAGTTCTAGACAACATAGAGCGCAAGGTATTCATTCCCAAAGATATAGACTCATATAAACAAAAGCTCCATAACCACGCCTTTGAAAACAAGAAACGAACATTAGGCGAGGAAAAATTAAAAACATTAGGTATAACATCTCAAGGCATGGGCGATGTAGATATCCGCAGGATAACAATAGATATAGCCGAATGGTATGGATATTATACCAAGAACGGCAAGACCGAGAAATACAGATTTAGAGTTGACCTTGAAAACAGGGAGTTTTTATCAGGCAAGCCTATAAGGAAGATTAACCGCTCTGGGAAGATACCTTACGCTGGCGGCTCTTTATGGCATGAACCCGGACAGATAAGAGGCGTATCGTATATGCAGATAATAGCGCCAATCGTCAACGCCTTTAATAATGTCTTCAACCAAAAGAGTGATTTTCAATATATAACAAACTGTCCGTTTGGTTTTTATAACGCAGATGAAGGATACACCCAGCAGATATATCAACTTGAGCCTATGGTTGCGTATCCTGTCTCAGGCGAACCGTCAAAAAATATAGATTTCCCTAATATTCAAAGGTCAATGGCTTGGGCTGAAAGCGATATAAGGATATTATTAGAAATCTTAGAAAGGCTCACCGGCGCAGCAACATACTTCTCTATAGGCCAGCAAAGGAACAAGACTCTTGGACAGGATTTACTAGTTGATAAACAGTCAGAGACAAGATTCGGGCTTGGCGCTCAAAGGATAATGGATTATACCTGCGAGGCAATAGGTATGTGGTTCGAACTATATCAAGACTATCCGCCCAAGAACTTAGCAGAAAGAGTAGTAAACGAGTCAGGCAAGAAACTATTCCCGAACCTATCCATAGACACCCTAAGGGGCGATGCGGCTGTTCAGATGATGCCTGATACCGTAGCAGGCTCTAAAGTCTATAAGAGACAGCTTCAGTTATGGGCTTATCAGGCAGGTCAGCAGAGTATATGGTGTAATCCACAGATAAACCCGAAAGGCAACTATAATCTAACCGCAGATACTTTTAAAGAGCTATTAGGTTTATCAGACTCGGATGTTAAAAGATATTTAGGCGATGAGCCAAAAGCTAAGTTTGACGAGGCAGAGCTTGATAAGGAATGGCGCAGATTTATGCAGGGCGAGGACTTTGACCCGCCAGAAGGCATAACCCAAATGGCAGTACAACACCTTGAAGGACACATGAAACAAAAGGAAGAGAAATATAGCCAACTTGATGAGGAATACAGGCCAAACTTTGACGCTCATTTATTTAAAACAATAGTCAATGTTATGAAACTGATGAAGCAGGCTCAAACAGAGGCTATTGCCAATAGAATAGCTGCAGGTGCGATTATGCAGGGAGAGGCGAACCCAGCTATGCCACAAGGGCAAATAATGCCACCACAAGCGCCACAGCCCCAAAATCAACCGCCTCAGAGCAATATGCCGTTCAGCCCAGAAGGAGGAATGAATGCCTGATAGAGAAAGATTTACAATGTTAGGCGACTTAAAGATAATATACAAATCAAAAGCTTTTAGGGCTTTTTTGATTGAAAGACAAAGGTATCTTCAAAAACAGGTTAATATGTATATAAGGCAACAGCAATACACAGAAGCTTATGGCGAGCTTGCAAAGTATGATGACTTAAACAAGCTGATGAAAAGGCTTGATGAAGAAATAAAGAAACTTGAGAAGGAATAGGCTTGCTTAGGTTGTGCCTGTGAACAGCCTATGGTAATAAGGAGGGATGATGGTAGAAAAAGGAGTAACCAGCAAGGATAAGGGGACATATGTGCCGCCTGAGAAGAGGCTGCCTTATGACCCAGAGAATATCAAGCTCAGCAAAGCGGATTTCTTAAAGAAACAAAGAGAAAGAAGAGAAAGAGAAGCAAAGCTTAAGGATTACGAAGAACAACTGAAAGCAGAGCAGAAGAAACCAACGGAAGAAAAACCAGAAGCAAAAGAGCAGGAAGAACCAAAAACGGAAAAACCAAAGAAGAAACCAAAAAAGAAGGAGTGATGCCAAGAATACTTATCTGCAAGAACTGCGGTAAGAAAGTAAAAGTAAATCGGTATCAATGCGATGACGTTAATTATTTATGCGCAGAATGTAGAAAACAGAAATAATTAGCGGATAGCATTTTAACATAATCGTTTAGTCGAGTCGCCCTAATGGGTTACTCGACTTTTTTTTTAGGTTTTCTTCGGTTCGCCTTTAGAAAACCGATGGTACTAAACAGGCTGCTTAACGCGCCTTAAGACGTTATGGTAATAAATGGGAGGATGAAATGGAGATAACCAAGGATAGTGCAAAAAAGGAACTCGGGGAAATGGTCAAAGACAGGAAACAAGCTGTTGAAAAAGATGCTGTCTCTAAGTTAAGCCAAGAAGAAAAGCAAGCTCTTGAGGAAAAAACCAAAAAAGAGCAAGAGGCAAAAGCGCAGGAGAAAGCCAAACAGGACGCAGAGAAGAAGCAGAACGAAGAGCTTCTTGCAAAGCCTGATGACCAGCTAAACGAAGAGGAAAGAAAAAAGAAAGCCGAACTCATCGAAGCCAAAGAAAAAGAGCAAGAGTCTAAGATGACCTATGAGGAAAAACTTCAAAGGGTCAAGGATGGCGCTCAAAAGCGCATAGATGAGATTGTAAATGAACTCAAGCAGGTAAAGGATGTTCATTCAAGGCAGGCGCAGGAGCTCAAGCAAGAGCTCGGGGCTCTTAGGATTGAAAACGAGAGCCTTACTAAGCGGCTTTCCCAGAAACCCGAGGACAAAGAGCCTTCTGTCATAGTGCAGAAGGAAAGGGAACGTATAAACAAGTACCTTGAGGAAGATAAAGCACTTCCAAGGGAAAGACGCAGGGAAATGACCGATGATGAACTTCAGGAGTGGCTTATCGAAGACGTTGTCGGGGCTCAAACTTGGATATCAGAGAGGACTCTTAGGCGAGACAGGGAAAGGAATAAAGATATACACACTACCAAAAAAGAAGAGCTTATCAAAAACTTTTTAGAAAAGGTTGATGAGTCTCATCGAAAAGTGTGTATAAGGCATCCAGAACTTAATATCGCCAAAAGAGAGAAGGAGTTGGTAGACCAAGGGAAAACCAAAGATGAGATACAGAGCATATTATCTCAGGAAAATGAGAAATACCGAATATGCGCTGAGATAGTCAGGGAGAACCCTGAGAAGTATCTTACCAAGGAAAACGGCCCCGAAATTGTTGCTCAAGAGATGGAAAAAAGATTATCTCTTAAAAACTCTCAAGTCAAAACAGCAGACCAACAAGAGATAGAGTCGCTGAAAAAAAGGCTTGAGGAGCAGGAATCCGAGATACAAGCCTTAAAGGGAGACACAGGGCTAAACTCGAACGTCATAAAACATAGGCAGACGGGGGATAAATCAACCCCTCAGACTCCGGAAGAACAAATGTTGGTTGATACCATGCGCTCTACTCAAGCCACCCAAGCAATGATAGACTCAGCCCTTACTAAATACAGGGCTAACAAAGGGAAACGCTAATGCCAGACCTGCGAAGCGATGACAAGTGCGGATTTTATACTTGTGGGAAATGCAAGGGCAAAATCAGGTATTTACTAAGTGATGGAAAACCTGATGTATGCCCTGAATGCGGGTATGGGCATGGCAGTCGTGATTATCACGATATCCCAAGGGAAGTAAAACTTGACCTAAACAATCTATAATCAGGAGGCATGACAATGAGATATTTAGCAAACGGGTTTATACCCATCAACGAACCGCCTGCCAGAAGAAGAATAGTTGCCGCAACCGTTACTATCGTTAAGGGCGATTTTTTGCATAAGGATAGTAATGGTCTCGCGACTAATGCTACCACATCTTTTGACTCAGCATTAGCATTAGGCGTAGCAGCAGCAGATTGCGACAATTCAGGTGGAAGCTCAACGCTGGAAGTGGAATATTATCCGTGGAACCAGTCCCAAACACAATATAGGGTTCCAGTAGCAGAAAATACTGTTATAGCTTCAACGGATAAAGACCTAAATGTAGACCTTGAAAATAACGATGATATCGACATCTCGGATGCAGTTACAACAGGGTTGGCTTTTGTTATTGATGATATTGACATAAGTACTTCAGCAGTAGCAGCCAATACAAACGGGTATGCAATAGGCCACTTTGGGCTAGTTGTAACCGAATCATAAAAAGAAGTAAACACAAGGAGGTTTTTCAATGACAAGAACAGAACTTTTAGACTTGTACACGCCGATATACGACGAGTTCTCAATGATTGGCTTCAACAGCGTTTCCAGACAGCACGAAAAGGTCGCTGATGTTGTAGTAGACACAACTAAGGATTGGAAATACAACAACATATCAGGCCTTGGCGTATGGGATGAAGTTGATGAAGACAGTGATGAAGGGCTTGACCACTTTGTAATCGGATACGAAGGGACTATCACCCCGTTAAAGTATCGCAAATACTTCTATGTAACATTTGAAGCTAATGACCAAATGGAGTATGCGGCACTTAAAACAAAGATAGCAAGGGCAGAAGCCCTCGGTCGAGGCGGAGCAGCTCGCCTTGAGATGATTGTAGCAAGTATATTGACTGGTGGTTTTAACACAGCTTGCGCCGACGGGTTATATCTTTTCTATGATTCTCACTACAAGAGCCCTGAGGAAACAGGAACCACATACGATAACCTGTTATCTGGCGCATTCAGCCATGATAACTTAGAAGCAGCAGAAGAACAAATATCGGCTAATTTCTTTGATATGGATGGTCTTCCAATGGCTCCATACGCTGGCAGGCCGATAATCGTATATCCTTCAGCCCTTCGTGGCCCCGTAAAAAGGGTACTAAGCGAAAGAGCAGAGGAACAGCCAGATACAACCATGAGAAACATCAACGTTTACGCTGGCAAGTATGATGCAGTTGAATGGGCATATCTGGATGCAGCACTTGGTGGGTCAGATACAGCATGGTTCATCATATATCCTATGCTTAAAAACCTTAAACTAATCAAAAGTACCGCAGCACCTAGCTTTGCAAGTTGGATAGACAATCTTAAACAAAGATACTACTTCGATGGATGGCTAATGGGAGCATCAGGTACGAAGGATTGGAGAGGTTTATTTGCTAGCACAGGACTTTAAAGAGCAATCAGGGGGGTTGATATAAAACCCCCCTATAACATAAGATGGAGGAAAACATTATGAAGAAATTGTTAATTTGCTCATTAGTCCTTGTAGCTATGTTGGTATTTTCGCATCAAGGTTTCTGCACAACCGATTTATTCAGTGTCGGTAATGCAGATGATGATAACCTTGTTGCGATAAAATCCACAGGTGTTGTCGAGGGTGCTCGAGGTGACTACGAAGTGGTCACAACCGATGATACCCTAACAGCCGAGGAGTCGGGGATAACTTTAATAGTAGACGGAACATATGATATAACTCTCCCGGCAGATTCCCTTGGCCTTGAATATACCATAGTAGCAGCAAGTACAGATACTGTAAGTATAGCGCCTGCAAGCGGAGATAGTATCGCTTATTTAACACTTGACGCCGGTGATGAGCTTGATTCAGCCGGGGCAATCGGCGATGCAGTATCTCTAATATGCGGTGCGTCAAATACTTGGTATATCAAGTCTATGACAGGCACTTGGACTGATGGTGGAGCAGCAGATTAAGTCATTTAGGGATGATTAAACGGCTTCTAAACTTAGGGCTTATTGTCGTACCAATAGCGTTTCTGCCGAATATGGACACAAGAGAGCCAAAGATGGCGGCAGCGTTAATGGTGGCATTAGCCCTGAGTTTGGTAGCCATATACAAAGGCAAGATAGGGCAGTTTAATAATAGATGGCCTTGCGTATTAGTTCTCTATATGCTAATCAGCGCCTACCTATCTCCAAAGGTTCTAATAAATATTGCTAATATTCCAGTATTAAACCCTTGGATGTGGGAGGCAATACTCACCGCCGTCATCTTTCTGCTCATGCTTGCTACAGTGGCGAACATGAGGCTAACCAATCGAGACATAAAAATCACACTAAATATAATAGTCTGGGTGGGTTTTATATTATCTATTTATGGCTTTATTCAGGCGTTCGGCATAGACCAATTTTATGTATGCAGTGACCATTCACCATTTCTTAGGAGTAATAGAATAGCCGCTACTCTTGGAAGTCCGAGCGTTCTCGCTCCTTTCTTAGGAATAATAATTCCTATCTCGATATATCTAAAGAAATACCTCAAAGCTATTTTTATGGCAGTAGTTGTTTTTATGACCAACAGCCAAGTTGGTTATGGCGCTATGGTAATATCCCTTTTATTTTTATTCTCAACATATAGCAGGCGTCATCTTATATTATTTGGACTCATAACAATATTATTAGTATCAGGCATGGCTGTAGGTTCTATAAAATCTAAGAGAATACGTAATTTTATAGGAGACGGTAATAGATTCGATATATGGTCTCAATCCCTTAAGGAACTCAACACAGACATAGGGGGAAAATCATATCCTATAACCGGAAGGAGCCCCGGAAGCTTTCGTTTTCTATTTCATCTAAAGCATGACGCTGCTACACACCAAGCCCATAATGATTATGTAGAGTTTTTATACAACTGCGGAATTATCGGGCTGGGACTTCTTTTATTATCAATTTTTAAGGTATTCAAACTCAATTTTTCTTTTAAGGATATTTGGCATAATAAAGCTAACAGATACAGGATGGCTCTCTTAAGCAGTTTTCTATGCGCCTGTTTATGCGCAGGAGGGGTTTTTGTGTGGCAATTAGGCGCAACAATATATTACACAATAACCATATTAGGTTTATTACATAACAAAGGAGGACTGGCATGAAAAGGATATTAGCGTTTTTGGTAGTAGTTTCTCTTATGTTTATCGTATCGTCATACGCAGACACAACAGCAATATACGATAGATATAAGCCGGGCGAGGTAAGGGGATGGAGTGTGTTTGTTGCTGATGATGACATAGACACAACAGCTGAACTTCTAACAGAGCTTGATACGACTTTCGCTCAGCTTGCGGCAGAAGACACCCTTGAGGTTGTAAGCGGTGAGGCCGCTGATACAACCCAGACGGTAACAGTAAGCGGAATAGATGATAGTGGAAACAGAATAACCGAAGAAATAGAGCTAAGCGGAACAACCGCAGTAGCTTCTTCAACTACATTTCGTTATGTAGCCCAAGCCGAAATTGATATTGAGTGCGCAGGGGTCATCACAATAAGAAGGGCAACAGGCGATACTTTTATAACCTCTATTCCAGTCGGCCAGCTCAACGCAATGATGGCACAGCATTTCAACGGTGAAAAAGACACCTACATAACCTACTGGGGCGCAAATATAACATCAACTACAGGAGCAGTGAAGTTAGAGCTTAGATGGTATCCCGACGACGCAGATTGTCTTGACGCAGGAGACGGATACAAAATCTTAGATGAGATACACGGCACTAATGTAATAGGCGGAGAGTCAGGAAATATATCTCAGCCGATATACTGTCCTAAAGGCGGATGGATAGCTGTTTATGGCACAGGCGGGGCTAATAACTCTGATGCAACCGTAACAATTCAGGGTTTTGACACCGTAAATTAAGGGGGTTGTATGATAATTAATCACTTCCTTAAATCAGATATAACATTCTCTCAAGACCTAAGTGAGGCAGCACTGAGCTTTACTACGACAATAGGGCGTAATTTCAAGGTAGAACAGATAATATTTCACGCCTCGCAGAATATAACAGAGACAATAACCATAACGCTGGACTCAGCTCAAGGAGCAAACTACGACACAAGACTGCGCAGAAAGACCCTAAATGCCGAGCAGGATTATGTCTGGATACCAGAGGGCGAGGTAAACTTTAAGTCTGGCGATGAGATAAAAATACAATGCACTAATGCAAATAAGACTGGAACAATAAGGGGAATAGTAAAACCAAGCGCAATGTAAAAAGGGGGTTAATATGGAATTAGATTTAGGACAGATAGAACAGGCAATTAAAGAAAAAAAGCAGGAGCTAAAAGACCTGACAAGCGAGGTCAATGCTTTATCCAAAGAAAAGGTGGCATTGATAAATTCTTCAACACAATATAGAAAAGAGAATAAAAACTTAAGAGAGGCTTTTCAGGCTCTTGCGGAAAAGAAAAAGAACGTTGAACTAGATATTAAAAAACAAACGGAGGAATTCCAACAAAAACACGCAGATATTAAACAAGAAATAACAACAGCTCATAATTTTAGAAAAAACGTAGAAACAGAATCAAAAGAATTGGAAAAAGAAAAAGAGGAAATACGCAGGAAAGAATTAGCTTTAAAAGAGGAGTCTCGGGTTTTAGTTGGAAAGACAGCAGAGCTTGACAGGCGAGATGCAACATTAAGGGAAAAAGAAAAAACTTTAATTAGTAAACAACAAAATACCGATAATGTTGCTTTAAAGACTCAAACCTTAGCTGAGAAGGTTGAGAATCAGCAGAAAGATATAGATGATAATTTAATCAAGCTTCAAAAAATAAGCGACCAATTAAAAAATAAAAAGATTGACCTCAACGGTAAAGAAAACGATTTAATCAATCGTAATAGAATTTTGGAAACAAAGATTCAAGAAAACATAAAAATCAAAGAAGAATATGATAATAAAATTAAGGAGGCTCAACAATCAAAAGAACTTCTAGATAAAAAGATAGAATCATTAAATAAGGCTATTACTGACCTTAATCACCGAGAAGATGAAATAAGGATATTAGAGTTAAGGGTTCAAAAACTTATTAAAGAAAAAGGGTTAAAGGCAGAAATAGAGGCACTAGAAAAATCAATATAATTATGAGAAGTTTTATAATTGGATTATTTGTATTGGCATTAACTATATCTGTTTATGCAGATGAGTATGTAGGCGGATATAAATTTGATGAGTTTGAAATCCTGCAATTTGAGGGTATTCCTGAGCCTTCTGTTTCGCCTACGGGTTCAGCAAGAATATATCATAGTAGCTCATCTGATACCCTACAAGTATCGGAAAGTGGGGGAGCTTATGAGGCGTTGGTTGGCGGTGGGTCTGAATCTACGACTGTATCAGATACGACTACTATAGACCTAACCTTGACAGGCTCAGATATAACTGCAGACGGACTCTATACCGCAGGGGATGCTTTAACCTTAACAGGAGCAGATTTTGATTTTGATGGCGGTGCAACGCCGGGAGGTGAACTCGGCGGAACTTGGGCTTCACCTACAGTAGATAGCGCAATACATGATGATGAATATGTAGAACTTGGGGATAGTTTTGTTGGAGATGTAACGGGTGTTTATAGTTCAACTGATATAACCGAATCCGTTCTTGTGGTGGGTGGAACAGATACGGTATTCCCTGCTGACCCTGACGCTGACGGGATATCTTTTTGGGATGATGACCCTGGCACTCACGAATGGGCTGCAATCGGTTCAGGTCTTTCTTATGATGGCACGACATTAACTGCAACAGGATCAACCGCATGGGATGATATAGGCGACCCTGACAATGATGGTTTAACCACAATAGATTTTGATAACGCTTCAGAGAATACAATTTTTACGACTGCTTACGATGCGGCAGGTAGTTTTCTTACCATACAAGACTCTGACGCTGACCTTGCCAATAATACTTATTTATTAGATTTAGATTACAGTGTTGATGATGACCAAGCCAATGCGGATTATTTCAAATGCCAAGATGCTGGTGGAACAGTATTTGAAATCCAACAAGACGGTGATACAGCAATATACGGTGATTTAGCGGTTGGGTCTAATCTCCACCCTTCAATTACAGTAAATGGAACAACTAAATATATTCAGTTTGGAGTTCATGGGGATGATGACGCTAATACTTATGTTTCTTACATGGACAGGGCTTCTGATACCCATTCTCCTACTCTCGCTATTGCAAGGTCAAGAGGTACTCATGCAGCCCCGACCCAAGTAGCTGATGACGATATACTCGGACAAATAGGCTTTTTCGGTTGGGATGACACAGACAATGATTTAAACTTAGGGGGTACGATTAAGGGAAGGGTTCATGGAGCAGCAGGGAACAATGATTTACCCACTGAGATAGTTTTTGCTGTGGCTTCTGATGGTGCAGCCACGCCTACTGAACAAGTAACTTTATACGATGGGGTACTTGCACCCATTACTGATGATGATATAGACATAGGAGCAGCTGCAGCACAATTTAAAGATGGTTATTTTGATGGGACATTAGAAGCTGATGCTTTAACTGAAGGTGGAAATGCAGTATATTCCTCAGGTGAAACACCATCAGGTGAGCTTGGAGGAACTTACGCAAATATTACCATAGATGATAGTGTAGCAGTAGCCTCTTGGAACTTAACTACCCCAACCATAACAACCTCAATAGATTTACCTGCTGGTGCAATAAATACAGCGACAGAGATTGCTGCTGATATTATAACCCACACACAGATACTTGACGCTGACCAAGCCGATACCAAATGCCTCTGGTTTGAAGACCCGACCGCTGATGATGATTTTAATTCTATATGGGCTAATAAGACCGCTAATGATTTCTTAATAACAGAGATATGGGCGGAGTCAGACCAGACTGTTACTTTTATGCTTCAGGTTGATGATGGCACTCCTGCTGATGTGGATAGTGTTGATTTAGCTCCAGCCGCAGGAGAGGCTGAAGATACTTCTTTAGATGGCGATACTACGGTAGCCGCAGGCGAGGAGTTGGATTTGGCAATTACCTCTGTTAGTGGCACTCCTACTTGGGTAAGTATTTGTTTTACGGGAAATTGGGCAGATTGAGATGACTAAAAAACTACTTTTAATATTATTGTTTATGGGAATGGCGAGGGTTGGGTTTGCGGCGGAGTTACTTGTTAAATTAGAACCTTGCTGGATAGAATCTTTAAGCCCACAAGAAAAAATAATTCAACATAAAGAGGATGCTGTATATCCAGAAGTTGGAGAAATTATTGTGGTTAAACCTGATGGTTGGAAGTGGGGTAAAAAGGAATGTCCTCCTAAATATATTGTTATAAAAGTTCCTAATATGCCTATGGAAAAGGCAAAAATATATGAGGGTTATTCTACCGAGGATGGCTTATCAAGGAAAACATATAAAATACCCTTGACGATTGTCAATCAAGCTGAAATACAACCCGAAGGCAAATTAGAACTTTCAGAAGGTTCATTAAAAGCTCAAATTATTGAAAAGGAAATTCAACAAATAGAAATTAGATGAAGAAAATACTCCTTACTATATTATTTTTATTGTTTTGTGTTTCTTCTTATGGTGCAGATTTATCCGTAGATATAGAAGAAGATGGTGGCGGTGATTATACTACTTTAGCAGCAGCCCTTCAAGCAGAAGAACAAAACCTAACTGATAACGGCGGGGACACTATAACATTTAACATCAATCTTGGTTGGGATGCTGCTGATGCTACTGCTGCAATTATAGATGAAGGCTGGACACTATCCGAAACCTGTTGGCTTAAAATAATTACTACTGGAGATTCTCGTCCTACCAATGGTGTTTGGGATACTACCGACGCTTATAGATTGATTGTAAATAATGCGTTTGCACTTAACACATCGGGTGCGTTTACACCTTGGATAAAACTCGACGGATTACAAATAGATTGCACAGGAACTTGGAATAGAAATACCATTACTAGTCGAGCCTTTTATGACGCTGTTATGGAAATAGATGATTGTATTCTGAAAAAGACTAATACTGGAACAGGATACATTATTCAGTCATTTGACTGTGACCCTGATATAAAAGTTACTAATACGATTTTTGAAGGTCGTGGTGCGGATATTGGAATGTATACTAATACATATAGTGTTATTACTTTAAAACACTGCACTATCAGCAATTTAGCAACTGGGGTTTATTCAAGCCATGCTAGTGCTACAATTACAGTTGAGAATTGTGCGGTATTCAATAATGGCGATGATTTTGCCATAACTAATTCTACTCCAACCATTGATTACTGTGCCTCTGATGATGGAGATGGAACTAATGCGGTTGATATAAGCCCAGGCGGAACAGAAGCAGATGACTGGGATTCTGCCTTTACCGATTATTCCAACGGGGATTTTAGTGTAAAAGATGCAAGTTCAGTTCTTTATAATGCGGGGAAGGATGCAAGTATTACGGTTGATATTATAGAAACTGTAAGACCACAAGCGACAGATTATGATATTGGGGCGTTTGAGTTGATAGCGGCAGGAGCAGCCCGAAGATTTTTTGTGGTGGGTTGATGGGGGAAAGGCAGCACTGAATGGACAAGAGAAAAAAATTTGGGGACAGAGAT